CGCTGGTAGTGCCGATCAGCCTTTATATCCGCATGCGCGATATGATCGTCGCGGCAGGCAAATGGCCAGCCACGGGTGAGAATGGGTTGCACTCTGCCTCTCAGCTTTTGCTGGTGCTCGGTGAGCAAGCAAATGCACAGATCAACAAGCCCGTGCCGGCGCCCGCTCCTGAAAAAAGTACCGAGGCAGAGCAATGAGCGCCGACCTTTCACAACCAATCAGGGATGCCATAGTCGGTGAGAGTAGCATCACCGCCTTGCTCGGCACCTATCTCGGCTCGCCCGCAGTGCTAACACGTGCGCCCGCGCCTGATGAAACCATCGAATTTCCCTACATCCTCGTCTCAGACGACGTGGCCAAGGCCGAGGAGGATGGGCTGTTTGATCTCCGGCCGGTTGTTACTAGGGAGGTGACAACCTATGCTCGAAATGATACACCTGAACACTACAGGCTCGCCGATCAGATTGCGTACTTGGTACGTACTCTGTTTCACCGCCAGTGGCGGTCGCTGACGGTGCCTGGGTGGAGAGTGGTCGATATCCAGTGTATGGGACCGGTGTCGACTACTCAAGAGGACCAGACTGATGGCCGAACCGTGAGCTTGGTCATCAGTCTGGCGAAGGTTAGGACCTAGTAACGGAGGGGCTATCATGGCCGCGTCACTGACTGCAGTCGTTGGCAGTAGGCTCTACATCGGCCAAGCACAGGCCGATCAGAGCGGCGACTTCGTGGAGGCCGACTTTCTCACGCACAGCTATGCTGAGATCGGCTGGATCGAGAGCATCGGCGCTTTTGGCGATGAGAGCGCCGAGATCACCTTCGACGCCATCGGTGAGGCCCGTACCAAGAAGCTCAAAGGCACCCGTAATGCCGGCAATATGGAGGTTACCATCGGCCTTGTCTTCGACAATGCCGGTCAGGTCGCTCTTCTGGCTGGTGAGCAGACCAACTTCAACTACGCCTTCAAGGTTGAGTTCGACGATACTCCGGTAGGAGGTACCACGCCCAGCAAGCGGTACTTCATCGCCAAGGTCATGTCGGCCCGTGAGACTCTTGACACGGCCAACAACGTGATCAAGCTCTCCGCGACGCTGGGCATCAATTCTAACATAGTGAGGGTCGATGCCGCATAATGAATATCAGTGGGCTACTCTAACCAAGCCCAACATTGCTTCTTGTATATACGGGATATCAGGGCTGGAGTAACGCCAAACCTAGCTGCGAGTGCACGGCCAGTAACCTTGCCTCGCAGCTTTCTTATTGTTCGTACTTGCTCGCTCGATAATTTAGCCTTGTGATTACGTTCTCCTCTTAGATGTGTTCCATCACGCACTTTATCCATACGGTTTGCTCTCAGGGTTTTCCAACTTAAGTGGTTAGGACTTACACAAGATCTACTCCTACAACTATGCGCGGCCTCACAACCCTTAATTGGGGGTTCTCCATGAGCCAGATAACACATTACTCTATGAGCTCCCCGGAATCCCTTATACTTGAATTGACCATACCCTCCTATATCCTTGCTGAACGGCCACTCTAAACATTCATGTCCTTTATATGTGCGGGCTACTCGAAGCCAACCAATCAATCTGTTCTTATTAGGTCCGGACTTCAGGGGGTGTCCATATCGCAGCAGCCTTAAATGATGCCGATTGCAATACCCTCGACTCCTGATAGGTCTTCCACATCCAGAGATGGCGCATGTGACCCCCGGAATTTCTATTACCACCATTCGTAGTTACCTCATTAGTTAGGGTTAGTTGATGCGTCAGGACTGGCTGGTTACGTTATTAACGCATTGCGCGTAGTTGGACAAGGGTAGGCTACTATCGATGTAGGAGCCGCCAGGGCCTTTCAGGGTCACCTACCCCCTAGCCCAACATCCCGCCGAGCAATACGAAGCCGATTATGGCCTAGAATTGCCCTAAAACCAAGCAATGGAAACAACATGACCAACACCCCCGACAACATCGTCAATCTAGACACCCCTCGGCTTGGCCAAGGGAATATCACCTTCAACATCGGTGACGAAGAATTCGTGTTGAAGCCAAGCGTGCACGCCATGCAGAGTTTGAGCCGACAGTTTGGAGGTCTGCAGCCCGTGCTCGAAGCTCTCCAGATTCTGAACTTCGATGCAATCGTCGCCGTGGTTATCGCCGGCCTAGGCAACCACTACAGCAATCCCAAGGTGAGGCAGGAACTCACCGAGAAGCTCTTCGAGGCCGGGATCAGCGATGACACAGGCAGAATCCAGAATGCCTGTGCACGCTTTGTGCTTACCCTCACCCGTGGGGGTCGGCCAATTGATGACCTCGCTGCCTACGTCCAGCAGGGCCAGCAGGGGACTGGGTCGGGAAACCCGCCGAGCTCCAGCTAGCAATCGAAGAGTTCTACCAGCAATGGGCTGAAATAGCCCTAGGTTGGTTGGGCTGGAGCGAAGAACAAACTTTATACTCTGATGTGAATGCCATTCGCATCGGGTATGAGGGCCTGATTAAGAAGTTGAAAGCTATCTACGGGGGCAAAGAGAAGGAGGGCCTGAAGCCCCTGACAGCAGCCGGCAAAGGAAAAGCGAGGCCATTGACGCCGGCTGCATTTGACGCCATGTTTGGCAGCCAGCGACCTAAGAAGTTGGTCATCACACCAACTGGAGAAGTTAAGGGGGCTCCATGATCCGCATAGCTACGATCACCCTAAAGTGGCAGGGCAAGCAGGCTGTGCAGACCATCAACCAAGCCACTATCAGGGGCTTCCGAAAGGTTGCAAAGCTCTACGTCGCTGAGCTTCGGCGCCTCATATTAGAGACGCCGAAGACTGGCGTCATGTATGGCTCCCACCAAGCCAGTGCCCCCGGCGAGCCGCCGGCTTCAGAAACAGGCCGGCTAATCCTCAGCTTCAGGGTGACAACGGAGCTCGACGACGTGCGACCCAAGGTTAGGGTCAGCACTCAGTCGCTTTACGCCAAGTATCTAGAATACGGGACGAGCCGAATGGCAGCGCGGCCGTTCATGAGGCCGGCTTTGGCGACTATCCGGCGAGATGTACTCAAGCAAGTCGGAGGCGAGGTTGCATCGGCGATCGGACCTAGGATACCGACAGGGGCACCGAGGTAGGTATCATGGAAGTCGGCTCACTCAACGTCACCTTTACGTCAAACCTCGGTCAGCTTAACACGGCTGAGGCCAAAGCCCGTCAGTCTACGGAGGGTATTGCAGCGGCCACCCAGAAATTGAAGGGTGAAACCGATAAGCTGCTCGACGTAACCAAGAAAGCTGCCAGGAACCAGAGTGACCTCAACAGGGCCCAGGAGGAAGGTGAAGGTACATCGAGCAACCTTGGCCGAGCCGTCCGCATCATCACGACGAATATGCTCGGGACCAACGTGGCCACCATCGCGCTGGGTACGGCCTTGGGCAACATTCTTACCCAAAGGGTCACCCAAGTAATCCTTGCCTTGGCCAGGGCATCCACTCAGTTCGCACAATTCCATAACCAATTGCTGCTAGTGGAAACCGTCGGCGCTCGCGCGTCCGACGTGATGCGGGTACTGGAGCAAGTTGCCCAAACTAGCTCCAGCAGCATTGCTGATCTTCACCAACGCTTCACCGACGTGGCTCAAGCCATCCAAGGCACGACGGTAAACCTCGACCAAGCCATCGAGGTCTTTAGGCGCGCGGAAGAAGCTCAGGGCCTGCTTCGGGAGAACACCATCGCTGGTGCTACCAGCAAGCTCCTGGACGATGTTGGCAAGACGGTACTCGCCTTCGATGAGATGCTCAGCATCAGCAATGCTCTCATCGGCGCCCTGCAACTAGTTGCCAATGTCGTGCGGGGTATCGGTGATGTCTTCAGGAGTGTTACTACATTCCTTGGCGGTGAGGCCCTGCGGGCGGCCGAGTCTTTCCGAGCATCGTTACGCACCCTCAACGTAAATGAGTTACGCGCCAGCTTGACTGACGTTCAACGACAATTAAGAACACTCCAAGGCCAAGACCAGCAGGCGGGCCGCCAATCTCTGGATATACAGGCAGAACGAAGGCGTTTGGCTGCACAGGAGCTCGCGATACGAAACGAGATCGCCGCGCGTACTGCTGGCAGTGCTGTGCAAGAAGTTCGCAGGCTAGCACTACAAGGCCAGATCACCACAGCTTTGCAATTCGAGGCTAGCCTCCTGGGCGTTGCCAGGAATGAGGCTGAAATCCGAGTACGCGTTGAGCAGATAAGACTGCAATTCTTGCAGCTTGGCGTTAATCTAACAGCCCAGGAACTAGCCAACTATCGCCAGATGGCTATCCAAGCTCAGCTAGTTACGTTGGCCCAACGAGAGATGACGGCCCAAGCTCAGAATATGGTCAATGCACTGAGCGGCATACCCGTCCAGTTCGGCAGTCTCTTCATCAACCCTCTCCAGACCCTACAGGGGGGCTTTAACAGTTTCACGCAGGAGCTCACCGGCTTTCACACACAGGCATTCCGTAACGCGTTCGCCGCGCAGGAAGCCGCCATGCTGCAGTCTGGTGCTACGGCGGCTGAGGTGTTCGCCATGAAGCGGCAGCTCCTGTTGCAGGAACAGAACCTGACCCTCGATACAGCGAGCAAGGCCGCCAGCGCAATCACCTCGATCTTCCCCAAATCGAAGGCAGCCGCCATCGGGGCCGCAGTCATCAACACGGCAGTTGGTATCACCAGAGCACTGCAGCTCCCGCCCCCCTTCAGCTGGATACAGGCTGCCCTTGTGGCAGCCACGGGTGCAGCCCAGATCGCATCGATCCGATCGGCAAGCCCGAGTGGCGGCAGCACCCCTACAGTGGGCAGTGGGGGTGGAGCCGCCAGCGAGGAAGCAGCAGGCATGATGCCCCAGATGATAACCATCGAGTTGCAACAGGGGGCTCTGTTCAGCAGCGAGCAAGTCGTGGCACTCATGGCCATGATGAGAGAGCAGGTTGGGAATGGACACACGCTATTTGCTACTCGCCTGATTTAATGCTACCGATACCGCTGCGCGTGCACGGGGGCCAGGATGCCGATCATCATCTCGGACAGTCTAGTTGTCAGCCAAGAACAAGAGTTCGATGCGGACAACCCCGTGATCGGCTGGGAAACTTTGATCACCGCCGGCTCGGTTCGCTCAGGCTTGGTCAATGATCCTGATACAAGCGCAGACAATACCGACTGGCCAGCCAGCAATCTTGCCAACCCTAGCACGGCCGCAAGGTGGCAAGCAGATGCTGAGGGATCGGACGTCTTCCTTGAGGTTACTCTAGATGGCCTCAACGATGTAGACTACCTCGCCTTCGCCAAGCACAACCTGGGTACAGAACGGTTCAGCCTACAGGTGTTCGGTGCCACCGGGCGCGACGCCAACGATGATCCCGTATACTTCTCACTCACACAAGACTTCATACTTGAGAACGACAACGCGGTGCTGGTCCGCTTCGAGACTGGAAGCTACATCGCGATCAAGCTGATGCTTACAATCACCAACTCGGGTGAAACCGAGAACCCACGCATCGCCGTCATGTACGTGGGCAAGCTACTGGTCTGTGAGCGCAAGCTCCAAGTCGCCTTTACACCGATCACGATGGGCCGACACAGCAATGTTCTGTCAGGCCGCAGCGAGGATGGTCAGTTCCTTGGCCGGGTCATCACAAGCCAATGGCTCGAGACATCGGCCAACTTTGCGTTCATGTCACCTGACTGGTACCGGGAGTTCTTCGACGAGTTTGTTGAGAATGCTCAGACTGAACCGTTCTTCTTTGCCTGGGCACCGGTCTCTTACCCCTACGAGGTTGGATACGTGTGGCTGACCGGCGATGCCACGCCTAGCATTAGTCACAGTGCCCCCAATATCTCTGGCACCGGCCTGGGCCTCATGTCGGTAACTCTGAACATGCAAGGGGTTGCGTAAGTGACCACTGGAACGGCGCTTACCCTCGTCGAGCTGGACGTCGACGTATTCCGTGCCACGCAGTTCGAAGCTGCGGTGCTCGGGGAAGATTTGCTCACCGTCGATAATAGCCGGTGGTTTCTACACGCTACCGATCCGACAATGGCCACAATGATCGTATTACCCTCCGAAACTTCTCCGAGTGGTAAGACGGCGAGGTTCCTAAAAGGCGCGGGTTCTGCGGTAACGGTGGGTCAATGGCTCCTACCCCCCGACATGGAAGACGTTTCGCTCCTGGTCAATGTTGCATGGTTCAATGCAGAAGTTCGGATGTGTGCTAGAATCTCATCAGGACCCTCGTCATTCTACTACGCCGGCATAACCGGTGCCACTTTCACCCTAAGACTCCAAAATGCTGGCAATAGTACCGTGTTGGCTAGCATGGATTACCCCCTCAATGCTGGGGACGAGGTATGGGTTAGGTTCGACGTTGCCACCCTATCCGGCAACAATGTACGGGTGCGCGGCAAGATTTGGCAGGGCAATGCTGAAGAGGAGCCTGAGGATTGGGACCTGACCGTCGACGACACGGCAGGTACCATCCTAGGAGCCGGGGGTGTTGGTATCGCCGCGTTCACGGCTGGTTCTGAAGCCCATTACAACTACTTCCGGGTCAAGTCATTGTTAGGCAGTCTCAATGAGACGTTGAGGTTTGCCGAGCCCGACAAACTTCTGCCTGACGACTTCGACGCCATCGCGAACGTCGTCAGCGTCTCTGCAACCGCTGCTACCATCAGTCTGGGTGAAGACCTGGGTAAACGCGCCCAACTGAGCATCACTTTCCGAGATCATCCACACGCCGAGCGGGGTGAGTTCTTCGATGACGGTACCTTCTGGGGCCGCATGCGGGCACGTAAGCTGCTACGACGCGGCAGTGCAGTAAGACTGCTTCGAGGCTATGCTGATCAAGCACTAGAATCGTTCACCCGGTTCCACTACCTGTTCGACAAGTTCGATGGGCCCACACCTCGAGACGGTCGATACAGTCTCATAGCACAGGATATTCTCAAATTTGCCGACGACGAACGGGCTATGGCGCCTCGGCTGAGTACGGGCATGCTTGCCGGCGCCATCGACAGTTCTCAGCTAACCGCCATCCTTTCACCGGCCAGCGTCGGGGACTCTGAATACCCCACATCAGGAGTTGGCTGCATCGGCGGCAAGGAGGTGGTGACGTTCACCCGCTCGGGTGAAAGCCTCTCAATCGTGCGCGGTCAATTCAACACGGTCGCCATCTCGCACGAGGCCGACGAGCGGTTCCAGCTCTGCATAAATTACGATGACGACGATGTAGCTGAGATCATCGCTGACCAACTGGAAAACTACGCTAGCGTTGACTACCACTACATCCCATTGACCGAATGGTTGCAGGAAACTGCTGATCATCTTGGCAACATTGCCTACGCCCGGCTTATCACCGAGCCAACCCCCGTAAAGAAGCTGCTCAGTGAGATTATCAAACAGGCGGCGCTGGCCTTGTGGTGGGACGAGCAGGCTCAACTGATCCGGTTGAAGGTGCTTCGTGAGATCTCGACCGACGCTGACATGTTCGACGAGGGCGCAATTGTCTTGAACAGCCTGCAGACAAAGGAGCAGCCCGAAAAGCGCAAGTCGCAATATTGGACTTTCTATCGTCAGCGCAACCCTGCCGACCGTGGCGATGACGAGGACAACTACCGCAACGGCCTTGCGACCGTTGACCTCGAGAAGGAGCTCGAATACGGCAGCCAAGAGATCGACAAAACCATCGGCACCTTCATCCAAACTGAAACCGCTGCCGAGCGGTTCAACCAGATCCAGTTGTCAAGGTTCAAGGACCCACCCCGCAATTTCCGGTTCGATCTTCATGCCGGCACAGCGATTACGGCCGGCAATGGCTATCGCCTGAGATGGCGGCTAAACCAGAACGAGCATGGGGCTGAGGTTGAGGGTGGCGCACCGATACAGATTACTCGGGTAAGCTACGACGAGGGTATCATCCACGTAGAGGCTGAGGAGATGCTGGCCTCTGGCACCGTCGTGGTCACCAACACGGTATTCCTAACTGCCACATCTGGGATAGCTTCGTTCACTGTACCTGAGACTTGGAATGACGCCGATAACAGCATCCATTGCATTGGTGCTGGTGCTGGTGGAAGTGGAGGCGATGGAGATAGTGGTGGTGGCGGCGGCGGTGGTGGGGCCTATAGCAGCTCTACAAATATAGACCTAACCCCACTAGCCAGTGTTTCCTATCAGGTCGGACGAGGGGGTGACGGTGGAGGGCGTAACGCGTTTGGTGACGATGGTGAAGATACTTGGTTCAACGGCGCTACACTGGCTGCCAGCACGGTAGGAGCCAAGGGTGGAGATGCCGGCACGAGCGGCTCGTCTGACGGTGGAACAGGTGGTCTAGCCTCGCAAGGCACAGGAACTACGAAGAATAACGGTGGTAACGGTGGTAACGGCGCTCCTAAGGGCGATACCCGTGCTGGGGGTGGTGGAGGTGGCGGGGCTGCCGGTCCCAACGGTGGCGGCGGCAATGGAGCGAACCTAACCGACGATAGCGAAGACGGTGGTGGTGGCGGTGGTGGTGCTGACGGGGGTGAGAATGGATCAGACCCCAGTAACCAAACAGGTGGTGATGGAGGCGATAACCGGTTCAACTTCGGTGGGGGAACCTCCGAGACTGCAGGGGGTCAGGAAGGTGGCGGCGGTCGCGGGGGCAACGGTAGTGCCTCCTCAGAAGGTGTCGAGCCCGGTGGAGCCGGTGGCACAGGTGAACAGATATGGACCCAGACCATTGCACCTATCATCAGTGCCGGCCCCGGCGGTGGCGGGGGTGGCGGAGGAAGTCGTGCCTTCACGGCCACAGATGGCAAGGGTGGTAATGGCGGGAACTACGGTGGTGGCGGTGGTGGCGGTGGTGGCGACCCCGGCTCCAGCGGTGGTGATGGCGCTGATGGCATCATTGTGCTAGTCTGGCGCGAGGCGGCTTAGTCGAGGGGATAGGCGATGACACTCGCAGTCTGGCACAAACATATCACCGACGAAGAAGGCGATATCGTAGAGGACGCTACGATCACGGTGCGCCGGGAAGTCTCCGGTGCGCCCCTTGCCGACCTATACAGCGACCGCGACGGGCTGGTTCCCAAATCCAACCCATTCACGATCACGTCCGCTGACGACGGGTTTGCAGAATTCTTCGCAGCCGGCGGTGCCTATAGAGTGCAAGTCGTCAGTGGTATTCTTACCAGAACATGGCGTTACGAGGCCGTGGGCACTTCGGCAGAGACGGATGCCGGCGTAATCGATGACAGCCTCGCCCGGTTCATGTTCGATGCTGACACCGCAGACTCTGACCCAGGTATAGGATTCTTCAGGGCCAATAACGCCACCTTTGCCAGCGTCACTCAATTCTACGTTGATGACAACAACGTCGGAGAGATTGATATCTCTAGCTGGCTCAACACGTTTGATGACTTCGCCAGCACAACCAATCGAGGCGTGTTAGAGATCCTCGACCCTGCATTCCCCACTACCAAGTTTGCCATGTTCAGAGTAACCGGCACGGTGGTTGATGGGACTGGCTATAAGAAGTTGACGGTCACCCCGCTAGTAGCAAGCGCAGCGGCCATGGCTAACATCTTCACCGATGACAACGAGAGCTCGTATATCCTCAGATTCTCATATGCCGGTCAGCCTGGAACACTCACAGCAGTGATGGGTGACCTGACCCCAACCTTGGGTGGGGACTTGAATGCCAATGGGCACGATATCAACATGCCTTCAGGTTCAGAACTGAACCTGAATAACGGTGAGCGACCCCTCTCTACCGGTATCCATACGATATGGATACCAGCCACATCAATGGTTCCCCGCACGACTAACGGTCCAGCTTTGGTCACGACAGAGCTGGCGACCAACGATGTGATGTTACGCACGTTAGATTTCGATCAGACAACCCATGAGGGTGCACAGTTCCAGCTTGCATTGCCTAAAAGTTGGGATTTAGGATCATTTACATTTATTCCCTACTGGACAGCGGCGTCAGGCGCTGGTGGTGTCGTATGGGGTCTCGGTATTGTATCTAGAGACGACGATGATCCACTAGACGCGGCGTTTGGTGTAGAGGTAAGTAGCTCGGATACATTCATACTAGCCAACGATCTACACATAGGACCAGAAAGTGGTGCTGTGACCCCAGATGGTACACCTGCTATAGATGATCTGACTATATTCCAGGTACGCCGTGTCGTCAGCGATGGGAACGACACACTAACCGCCGATGCAAAGCTGATCGGGATCAAGCTGCTCTACAATGTTGACGCACCCAACGATGCCTAGGAGCACGCATGCTGCAAGTAAACCAACTGACCGGGTTCAACGCAGCTCCGGCACTGACAACCCTCACACAAGTTGCAACGATTAATGATGCAACTGCCAGTTCATTCACACTCCCTGCAGATATACGCCAGGGCGATCTAATCGTTCTGATAAATCATTCTGCCGCTGCCAGTACTCCAGTAACAGTAGTTCCCTCAGGCTTTACAGCAATACTCAATATATCTAATGCCAATGACAGAACAATCCTAAGCTACAAGTTGGCTGGTGGAGACGAGGACAGCGATGTACTCAGCGGCATGACCGGCGATGGCTCTGGCATTGTTGGTTTTATCTTTCGAGGGGACGTCCCGATAACAGCGGTAACAGTACAAGACGCTGATTCCGAGGATACTACGGGTGATCCAACCGCACAGACGGTTACCGCCTCAGCCAGTACCAAACCGCTTGTAGTGTTTGCAGGATATGTCACTAACGGTGATGTAGATCCACGATCCTTCAGCCCCGCTAAAGACGACGAGGAAAATGTTACCAACTACATTTCAGGAACCTATGATCTTTGGTTAGCCAATAAGATCTACAACACGGCTCCTGCCGATGTAACCGTGAATATGGATGATGAGGGCGTTCGCAACATGCTATTAAGCTGCTACATCGAATGTGGGTAACCCAAAAGGAGCTTAATGTGATAGACCCTCGCACCCTACAGACTTGGCTGAAGGAATACAAGGTCTACGACGGCCCTATCGACGGCCTGATTGGCCCCAAGAGCCGAGCGGCCATTGATCAGGTTGTCGGCCAACTATCGGACTCTGTGATTGCTGGATGGGACAACGCCCGTAAGTTCAGGGCGATCGAGCAGATCTTCCTCGAAGCACAAGGCTTCGACGTTGGCGAGATAGACGGCCTGTACGGGCCCGGTACCGAGGCTGCCCACGACGCGTGGATCACTCTGCAACGCGACAGCGAGCCTGCAGAACCCGTCGAGCCACCGGTACCTATTGCCCCTCCCACCAGCTTGATCCGCAATACGTGGCCTCGTCAGAAAGACGTGCCCGCCTTCTATGGTGACCGTGGTGAGAACCAAGTGTTGGTCGCTGTACCGTACAAGATCTACTTCGGCAATGAACTGGTCAAGCGCATCAGCCTCCACGAGAAGGTGGCGGCGAGCGCGGGCCGCGTATTCGCCGCCGTGCTAGCCGAGTACGGGGAACAGCGCATCAAGGAGCTCGGGCTCAACCTCTACTCAGGTTCACTCAATGTTCGCAAGATGCGTGGTGGCAGTGCATGGTCGATGCACAGTTGGGGCATTGCCATCGACTGGAATGCTGCCCTCAACTCGCTGAAGATGGACCACACCCTCGCCCTGTTCGCCCGGCCCGAATACGTTCGCTTCTGGGAGATTTGGGAGGCCGAGGGCTGGCTATCACTGGGCCGGGCTCGCGACTTCGACTGGATGCATATCCAGGCCGCCCGCCTGTAGAATATTTGCACATTTTGGCTCGCTACTGTAAATTAACCCCACGTGGCACTCCCAGGTAGCATACACAGAGGAATACCTAAATGGCTGCGCGACAACGGGGCGGGAAGAGCCAGCCGGCTGGGAAGGCTGGCTCTACTAGTAGGGCACGGGGGCTTATGTCAGCATCACCAACAGCATGGATTGGTATTGCCGTTGCGGTGGTATCGCTGCTTTCCACAACCGGCCAATGGCTCTTTGCCTACGCGGAGCTAAAGGCCGCCGTACATCGAATACAGACCGAGGCGAAGCGTGAGAACGAGTTCGTCAAAAGCGAACTCAAACGCAACTTCGATGATGACAAGGAACGAAACAAAGAGTTCGCCCGTGCCGTCGAACGCATCGACACTACCATCGGGAACTTCTCGAAACTCGACAACAAGATCGCCGTCATCGAAACCGAGCTAAAGGCCGTCAACGAGACGCTCAAAGAACTTCGACAGGACCTGAGGCGTGATCGGCGATCTGAGGCAAAGGGACACAGTCACCACAAATGATCTAGCATTGGGGGTGTCATGACCACAACAACAGCGCCGGCTGACATGAAGGCTGGCACTATCCGCCGCACGGCGAGGCACGTCAAGGACACGTGGGAAACCAAGACTTACAAACGCGAGATCGCAATCGTGCTGCTCCTGATCTGGCTGCTACTCACCATGTTGAGTGCAGGCAGATTTTTGTTGTTCTACCCCGAGCCACCCGTAATGCAGGCCATGGCCGCAGCGTGGGGGCCCATCTACAGCACGATGACAACCACGATTCTCACGTTTGCCGGCTGGGTGTTCTCATTGGACGCCTACGCTAAGCAGATTGCAGCGAGGGGCACATGAGCGGGCTAATCAAGCTAGTCCTCGGGTGGGTAGGGCCTTTCCTGCTTCCAACCCTGTTGGGATTGCTGACCAGTGGAGGGCTGCTAACAACTTGGTGGTTCGACTGGATTCCCCTTCACAGCATCATCCTATTAGGCGCCCTCGGGTGCCTAATCTATCTGTACGCCACGGCGAGTGAGTTGCCTCGGCTGGCGTATGTTGCAGGCATGATCGGCGTGGCGTACCTTGCCGGGGGGTTCCATGAGCACGACAAGCAGGGACCCCGCATCGATGCCGCGAAGACCGAGGTGCACAAGATCTACAAGGGCGCAGTAGATACCGAGGTCGCCTGGCTTAACAAGATCAAAAAGGAATTGGAGACGAAGCTGGTAACCGACACTGCCCAGCACTTCAAGGAGCGCGCCGACCTACGGGCGGCACGTGACAAGGCGATAGAGGAGGCGAAACGTGTATCGAACCCTGACGACACTATCTTTACTGTTGACGATGTTGATCTTCTCAACAGGCTGCGGCACGACCGGAGGGGTACCCGAATTCAAGGTAGCGGCCGAAAAACCAAAGCTCGCTGAGATACCCTACTGGATGAAGCGGCCCTGCCCCAGGCTCTACAAGCACAAGCGGGAGCCCATGTCGAAGGCGCCCAGCATCAAGAGCAGCCTCACCACCGACAAGATGTACGAGGATTGCCGGCTGAGGCATGCTGCACTGGTGCGCACCATAACCAAGCGAGATCGTGAGGTGATGGGCCTGCCCGAGCCGGCGCCGAGGAAGACCCGCAGGGGCAAGGTTATCCCCAAGGGGCCGACCGGTTCGGTTCTGAACCCCGAATGAGCTCTGTGGCCCCAAGGCCACAGGTTGCCAGCACAACGAATGCGGGCGCGTTGTGAGCGGTGCCTGTGTATGTTAGGTCACTAGGGTTTGTGCTGCGTCAAACGCAACCGACTGGAGAAGAAAGCAATGAAACGACTTTGGAATGCAATCCTGCTCGCCGTCGTAGGCGGTGCGATGCTGACCAGCGCCGCGCTTGCCGACGGGCCTTCGTGGATGAAGAGGATCGCCGAACCCGGCAAGGTCGAGAAGATCAACTGGACCAGCATCTACTTTGGCGGCATGGGCGGCTGGGGTGTCGCCGACACCAAGCTCTCGTCGGTCGAGGAGGGCTTCAGCTTCGACGGAGTTTCCGGCGACGGCTGGCGTGGCGACGTGAAGGCAGGCATCAACTACCATCTGCCCAACACGCCGTTCGTTCTTCGGGTCCACGCCGGCTACAACTTCGGCAGCACTGAGCCCACGCTCGACATGAACGACGGCGCGTTCCACGCCAGCGGCAAGTTCACGCCGGAGTGGTACGGCGGTGGCGGCCTCGGCCTCGCACTCTCGGGCCGCAGCATGCTCTATGGCGACGTGTCGTGGCAGCGGGCCAAGCTGGCGGTCGACTGGACCGGCTCCCAGGGGGCTTGTCAGCGACCGACGATGGCTTCCGGTACACCCTCGGCTTGGAGCACAAGCTGAACAACTACACCAGCGTCGCCTTCGAGTGGAACATGTCCGATCACGAGTTCAACAACTTCTCGGACACCAGCATCAACGCCAGGGTGCAGGAGCACGTGTTCGGCGTGCGCCTCAACGTGGCGCTCGGGGCCGGCTTGTTCAACTGAGCTTGGTCCACGTCCCTACCGGCGTGGGCTGAGGGCCCCTGGGAACGTAGACCGCACCTACGTCATCCCAGGGGCTTTTTCATGTTTAGAAACTGGGTATGTTAGGGGCACGGGGGCAAACCAAATGAGGCGAGCCGTGTACGATGGAGTAACCGACTTTCGCAAGGCGTTCTACATTGCGCTGGGCGCCTTGGTGATTTCCACGACAGTTGCCTTAACGGGTGCAGTGTTCAGCGTTGCCCACACCAAGAACGAAATTCGCCGCCTCACACTGATGATCGAGCAGATGGCCCCGCCCACTGATCTCACAGTGTTCGAGGACCTGACAAAGCAAATCAACCAGTTCAACGACCAGACCAAGAAGATACTTGCTGAGGTCGGCGACAACAAGAATCTGTTCGAGGCGCGGTTCGATGAGATGAAGCTGAAACTCGACGCTGTGCTCAATCGAACGGATAAGGGTCGACGATAGGCCCTTGCCGAGCATAAGCGGACCTGCTATGACTATCACTTCCAGGCTGGAGCGGGGATATTGTCAGCCCCTTAGTGCGACGACTGGGGACACCTAGCTTGGAGGGGGAAGGCCCCGCGACCGGTATGGACCAGTTGCGGGGCCTTACCATTTTGGGAGCACCAAAGATGATCGGCATTCGCGGCCTGCCTACCTATCAGCACAAAGGCCAGTACCGGTGCAACGTCCAAGGCTTCGAATACAAGTTCGTCAACGGAGTATGGATACCCAACACTGACCCCTCAGAGTTTGCCAAGGGTGAGATCTTCGAGGGCGTGCCCGGCTACCAACGCAATGCCGTAATGGCGGCGCTGACAGTCTGCCCCGGCCGCTGCCTCATGATCGACGCCGGCGCGCACGTCGGGTTACTGGCCTTGCAATTCCACGCGTACTTCCAGCACGTACATGCGTTCGAGCCACTACCCACCACCTTCGATGCTCTCGAAGAGAATGTCAGGCTGCACCTCAACTTCGAGAAGTTTCACCCGAACACCGCTGCTAGCTTCCAACGCTACTGTTCCGCACTCAGCGATCACGTGGGTACGCTACGCATGGGAGGCAAGCCAAATAACAACAAGAGCTTCTCATGGATGATCAGGGATGATGGCCCCGTCGAGGTCAAATGCCGCACAATCGACACATTGGAGCTGCAGACCTTGGACCTTATCAAGCTCGACATTGAGGGCCACGAACTACAAGCCCTCAAAGGGGGAGAGCATACGATACGAGCTTGCCGGCCGGTTATCCTCATAGAGGAAAAGTTCGACGAGGCCCGCCTATCGAGCAAGTGGCTGATGGAACTGGGCATGATCAAGGTCTGGCGCTATCAGTACGACATGATCTGGGTTTGGCCCGAGCACCTGCACCTGGTACCCAGGGAACGGGGCTTGGTCAATTGGATACCGGAGGCAGACCTCGTGCTGCCACCGGTAGTGGGGGCTGAGGGAACAAGCAATAACAATAACCCGACCGATCAACCCTGAGCGGAGGTCTATCATGACTGCACAGCACTCCCGGTACCGTGGGGAAGAGCCTCACGTGGGCAGCCGAGGCCAAGGCTACGTGCCCGACTTTATGCGGCACGCCCAAGAGCAACAGGAACGGGACCGCCTGAACATTGGTGAGACCAGGGCACCGCCACGCACCTTCGAGGAGGTGGCCTATGCTCTGGTGTGGCCAATTGCCATCTGGCTATTTATTCTCACCACAACCACGTTGCTGATGACGACCGTCTGGAGCATGATCGGCGTCTATGACCCATGGAAGCATGGGCAAGTCAGCTTCATCTGGTTGATCGGGCTCGGTGTGTGCGCGCTGATCTACAAGAGGGTGCTTCAGACGCCCGAGGACCAACTGGACCGGCACCCCGAGCCCGTCGGGTTCAACCCGCCGGTCCCCTACAATCCCCCACAGTAAGGGTCAATTCCAGGACGTAATAAGCGTCCTCGCTTTGATGGTAGGGTTAGGGGGTAGGGTACCCTACCCCCGAGGCCCCCGAAAATATCTGTGAGGACTACAGCCGCCTGGGCTTCACCCTGTTAGACCGGGCTTGGCGCCAGCCTGAGCCGGTCCACGACATGCCCCGCTGCGGTGGGCGCCGGCCCTTCTCGGGCTCGGGCACGTGGCCAGCGACGATCCTCATCGTCTTACCTTCACGGACACACATCGGGTGATCGTGGCTGACGCCGTGATCCTTGCGGGCACCCTTCATGTGATCCATGTACCGCCCTAGCTCACTATGCACGAACGGGTGGCTGGGATTGCGATGGGGTATCCCATAGGCATGGATACCAAGCGACTTGCGCAGCCAGTCGAAGACCCAGCTATCATGCCATTCTTGGAGCTCGAACACCCGACCGCCCCAATACAGGGCGGCAAACTCCGTAATGAACCGCATCGCATCGGGATGATCGAGATTATACCCGATAAACCCGCACTCGCTATGATAGCCAGGGCGATCCAGGCAGGCTATCGGATACTCGGCTGGCGGCAGGCGCTCCAACATATCGCGGGGAACACCGGCGAAAGTCACCGTATCGGCGTCGAGCCAGATCAACCTACCTGATCCGATCGAGCGGGCGACAAGCTCGATGGCAAACACCTTCTTGCTGAACTTGTAGGCGTCGTGCCTAAAGCTGTAACCCTTCTTCTGGTCCTGGTGCTTGACGCTGAAGCCGGCGCCGCGCCCGTGAGCACGGGGGTTGTCCTTGTGCTTGACGTGGAATTCGTTGGCCCACACGCTTGACTGATGCAGGTTGTAGTAGATCACCTTGCGGTGATCGCCGATCTCAGGCGACAAGGCAAGTAGGTCCTCACTGACCAAATGCAGGGGGATATCCTGAGGCCAGAACCGGTGCAAGGTTTCGATGGCCTTTCGCCCGTACTTCTCGAAACCCGCCCGGCTGCAACTGGTAATGACGTGGATAGGGATCAAGGCAGCCACCGTTTGATGTTCTCCCAGGCAAAGCCCGAGGCCATTTCCTTGACACTGAACTGGCACCATGCGAGTTGAGAGAGCGTTTTCATGCGCTCCTCGGCCGGCGGCCAGTACGGATTGGTAATCTCATTGATACCATGACTGCACAGATGGTGCACTGGGCTCACGCCCACCGGCGAGGTCAGGATAGTGGGCACGCCCCTGGCCAGAGCCTCGACGGCACCATTGCTGCCGTGGGTAACGATGGCCTTGCACTGCCGTAGCTTCTTGACAAAGTAAGCTCCAGCGGCTTCACCGGGACCAGAAAAGTAAACTCCCAGGTCCTTTAGGTTATCCCGGGCCTCACCCGGCTTCGGCTTGGCCCACCAAGAAGGCTTCGGCCGGTAGATGATCGGGCCCTGCCAATACTTCTTGATCTCGGTAACGATCTTACGGGCGTAGTCGTTGCAACTGCCAAGTTCGTGGAATAGGCAGTACTTCTCACTGCTCCCCACGTACATGACGTGATCGCCGGGCTGGCCTCCGTCATACAACGGATGGAGCATGACGCCCAAGCCGACCATCCGGCTCGGGTCATTGTCCATCCGATGCAGGTAGGGTGGCTGGTAGCCGCCGACCGAGATGCGGTAGTACTCCCCTCGACCGAAGTACCCCTTGTCGATGATCATGGTAGTCTTGCCTTCGGCGAGGGCGGCATTGAAGAACCGTCGCGACTTGACACCGATAAACCCGATGATATCTGTTTGCTTGTCGAGGTTGGATTGCCAGAAGTCCGACCTGTACAGGAGCTTGACTGATACGCCGTGCTGCTTGCAGCCGACATAGAGGGCTCGACCAATTTCCTGCTCACGCTCATTGGTCGATAGATAGAGGGTTATTCTCATTGCTTACCTCATGAAGTTTTCGCGCTTGAAGAAGTCCCAACACTCGCCGGTGGTCATCTCGGCCAGGGACCACTGGCAATACGCAAGATTGTGGGCCCACTGCTCCCTCCCCTCGGGGTAGTTGGGCTTTTCGATCTTGCGTAGTTCATATGGGCCAAGGATCGAGGCCGCCCCTAGTTTGTTGAATGTAGGGACGCCAGCCAGAAGAGCATCGCAGCCGACGTTGCTGTGATGGCTGACCACGCAATGAGCTTCGGCCAAGGCTGTGCGGAGTGGAGTCTTGACATCAAAGCGTGCACCAGAGAGCGGCTTGGCGGCGCTCCAACTGGGCTTGGGCCTGTAGACGATAGGCCGGTCGGTGTATTTTCGCAGCTCTGCGATAGTTCGCCTCTCATAGTCTTCATTTCCCCACCCCCATGACCATGATGCCTTGCCACTCATACCAGCTAGCAGGATGTAGCCGGTCGTGTTCCTCTGCCACGGCTCGATGGTAAGACCGAGCCGGTTGAAGCGGTCAGCCGGCTTGGGCCGGCGCATGAAGTATTTGTCAGGATGACGGTCGTTGCAGGCTACCTTAAAGAAGCCTTTATCGCGAGCCCAATAACCCATATCAAAGAATAGAAAAGGTATTCCAGCTGTTCGGCACGACTTAATAACGTTCTGACAACTGGCGACGAAGCCCCATAGTATAGCAACGTCAAAGCCTTCCATCCGATTGTCGAGATCGGTACGGACGGCCACGTCATCGCCGCATCGTGCAATACCCTTGGCCATAGCTGCACAGGTCTTCTCTGCACTGCCATTACCCTTCAGGATGTTAACGCTGACTTTCACGACTACCTCTTGCTGCCCGATATTCGGGCGATGCCAAGTCATCTAGCATGAAGCAATTACTCTGGCTCACTCGTTATCCCCTGACGCCGCCGACGCAAGGCTTGTCGTACTGCCTTGAGTGCGTCGTCGCACCTCTTCAGATCATACCGGCTTACACCTCGCCTGAGTGCACGGTAGTGCGCTTGCAATTCCTCCAGGTAATCGGAGGACTTGGTGTCGAGTTCGTTGAGATTGAGTGGCACCTGTGAGCTATCCTTATGTAGCATCGGCTAACCAAGGCGCCGAGTAGAAGGCGATGCCCATGTGCAAGGAGGCGGCTTGGCCGCTTTTGTTTGTGAGTTGCATTAGATAGGTGGTTGAGTTATTCAATATCCACTCCAATCCAAAATCAGGGGCGCTGCCTACTGCCGAATTGCGCTCACCACCGGGCATCAGAAACTCGGCCAATTGTGCACCAACAGTCAACACAGTCGGAGTATGGATGACCGTACCCCCAAATTCATTGTCGCTATATCGCTTGTGATTAAAAACAGGAACCACTGAGCCACCAGAAAACAAAACATCTTCAAAGATTGTGAAGTATGCCAAGCCCGAACAGCTTGGGAACACGCTCAAATGCGGATAGTCATCGGCTGGGGTAGTGATGGCCAACAGGATCGAGGCATCGTTAGCCACACCCTCAACCAGATGGCAAGCACTGAACATCTTACCCTGGTGGATACGGCTATGGGGCTCGTCAGCAACCGGATTACCAGATGCCCCAACGATGCGAACGCCTATTTCAGTCAGAACTTTGTATAGCCAGCCATGCTTGGTCATGGCAACCCTATCCTCTCCTAGAGCCCATCATCAAAGCCGAAGTCATCGCTGGTCACGCTATCATCCCCCGTGGTGCCAGAGGCAAGGCCAAACACAGCAGATTGGCTGCCGCAGAGGTACTTGCCCACCAGCTCCTGCACCGGCAACGGATACCGGCCGAACTCGTTGAGCGGCGACTGGGCCGATCGGAAGTACGTGATCTGCACGCTGCCCGCCTTCAGGGTCTCGATGCCTTGCTGGCCGGGTGCCGCATTGGTCTGCACCGTGCTGCCATCGACCAGAGCCATAGCCAACTCGATGGCCCCGAAGGTGATATCCTCTGGAGTTGTACCATCCTCAACGCCATCGATGCCGGTATTGTCCCGAGGCCACGCGAGCGGCTGGCCGCTCTCGCCCGCGCTCGGGTCGCCGAGCCAGCACTCCCGGTTGAAGATACGGGTCGCCGTAATCAGGGCTTGCTTGCGCGTGTTCTCAGTCGCCGAGAACCAGTTCGAACTGGCGATATTGCCGGCAAGGTAGTAGTCGGCCTCTTCGAGATTGGCGTAGACATCGAACGGGTCAGAGACGTTTTCGAGTACGATCTGAGACATTTACCACCCCACTAGCGATACGTCTCCCCAGCACACTCAGGCGCTGGGGAGTAGCGATGCCTTACAGAGTCCTGAACAACAATGCCACCTTGGCAGTGGCAATGGCGCCTACATCGGGCCCCTCAAGTCTGGGCGCGTAGTACCGCGCTTGAGGTATAGTCCTCACAAACTGCGCGGGCTCGGGCCAGGGCATGAAATACCCCGCGCCCGCGATCTCAAGGTCGAGGGTATAGTTCCCAGCCACCCCCGGACTTCCAGGGAAATTCGACTGGTTGGTGTACCGAAGCTGGGAGCTGACATCCCCCGAAGACACCAGCGTCAAGGCCGAGATAGACACCAGTTCACAGTCGATGGCCTCGAAGGCGTCACCTTGATCCTCACTCTGGTTTACCGACAAGTCCCACTCGATCACGAATTGCTTGTTGCCAACCGGATACTTTGTGTAGGCGGTCATCTAAGTCCCCGTTGTTTAGGCCATACGAACAGTCGATCCTGTTCAATCGACTTCTTGTATACCATACCCAAGTGCTCAAGAAAAGCCGTCGCCCTGTACTCGGAATCCAGCTTTTCCTCGATCATGATAACCGGCCGGCATTTCAGTATCGTGACGCGAGCCCCTTGGAGAACCTCGTACTCATGACCTTCAACGTCGAGCTTTAGCAGATCAAGCACCTCTAAGTTAAGGTTGTCAATGGTGGTTGAAGGAACAGTAATAGTATCTTCAGGATTACCCTCACCCACTTTCCATGCATAAGCCTTCCTTGCACGAACACCGTTCTTGTAAGTGCCGGGGCTAAACATGGGCCTCGTACCAACGCTAGAACTAAGTGCAAGCCTCCTAGTAGTGGCAGAGGCCGCCTTCGGCATCTTATCTCTAGCCCACACCATATTCAAACGACAGCAGTTAAAGTTTTCTTCTACGGGCTCGAACAAGAAAATCTTCTCAAAATTTGGGAGTAGCTGCATGCCCCAGGTGCCACAGTAAGCTCCACCATCTATTGCCACCCGCAGCCGCTCCGAGCATGCCTGCACGCAAGCGACGGCCTGATCACGATTATGGAGTGGTAGGTCGTGGGGACCGCCCACGGGTTCGAAGAATTTATCACCCCGCCCGAAAGCGGGGGCGATTAGACCGGACTTTTCTAGAACGGTGGTAGTCATACCCTATCTACCGATTGTAGCCTGGCTTCGTAAGCCAGACCTGCAGCGCCTTGCCCGGTATAGCATTGTGCTTTGAGATGCGCCACTCGAATTGGTGGAAGCCGCCGATCATGTCGAGCCACCATTCGGGCTCGTGTACCGACAGATGTTCGTTGCGACCGTCGGGCAGATCGTTCTTGTAGCCGGAGCGGGTGGTGATGTGGAAATAGCCCCCGATCTTCATGAGGCTATCGATATGGCTTAGAACATTGACGACGCGGTCAGGCTCGATGTTCTCAAGGCAACTAAGCGCCACCACGAAATCCGCCGGCGCCGGCAGCGTGTCGAGCTTGGGATTGCCAGGGTCGAACATCCCGATCTGCAAGCTGGGATCAACGGCAAGCAGGCTGTGCTTGAGCCTGCCCTTGCCACAGCCGTAATCAAGAAAGGTGGCAATGGGCAGGCTGTTCAGATGATCGATGAAGTTCTTGATGTGTCGCGGCCCGCCGATACCCCACTCGAAGTTTTCGTGCATCTGGTTGAGCAGGCCGCGATAATATGGCGAGACCAACTGGTCGATGTGGTGGATGCTCACATCACGGCTCCGTTCATACCTGGATCACGGTTCACGTCGGTGACCCGAGGCAGGCGTTGATCTTCATCCGTCGTGTTGGCCTCGCCCGGCATTGCCCCATTGGGCTTGGCGCTGAGCGGGTTGCCATCTGGTCCAAGCAGGGCGGTCGGGTCGATGGGCTTGGCCCGGCTGACGCCAAGCAGATCGCGTATGTCGTTCACGACCGGATCATCGGGTGCGAGCGTGGCACCACTCTGCGACATGCGAGCGAGGGCGGTGGTGATCTCGACCACGTCCTTCGGGCTTATATCCTCGCTTTCGAGCTTCGGCTTCTTGTCCTCGGGCAAGCCATTCATGAGCCAGAGGACGTCGACGACATCCTTCTGCATGCACGACCTTAGCAACCGCAACACCGAGCTTGCTATCAGGTAGACGTTGCGGCTCTTGTCCTGAGCCACAGCGCGGTTGCCGCCCTGGTCACCGATCATCAGATGCTCGATGCCCATGATGCGCGCCATCTCGCGCTGAATACGATCCATGGCTTGGCTGATCTCAGCAAGACCGAGGGCCGGGCCATTAAGCAGCTCCAGGCTCCACATCTTCTCGGCGCTGACCGCCGGGCCGCCGGCCGTGGTGCTGAGGAACGGCTGGCTGTCGAGCACCACGCCGGTATCCTGCATTTTCACCTGAAGCTGAACGATATTCTCTATCACCCCCACGAGGCGATTGGCGTCTTCCTGTGAAAGCAGGTTGGCCTTGACCGCCTTATTGATCTCAGCAATCGGGGCCCGGCCGACCGGGATACCTCTGAGGTCTCGCTCGTAGGCACGCATCTCGAGTTGCTGCAGGCGCAGCAGCCGGTTGTACGGCTCAGCCAAGTGACGAAGAACCCCGAGGCCCTCTGGGCTATCGGTAAGGAGGTCCTCTGTGATATATACCAGCTTTCCTCGGGGTAACCCTTGCAGCTGCGATGTCTGTGGATTGCGCTGCCACACGCCAAGCACGCTGCCCTTGTCGCTGACACCCCAGAGCTCGATGGTGTGTTGAGGTCTGACTTCGATATTCTCGAAGCCGATACGACCGGCATATTTGCCGGTGGTGATCTTCTTAGCGATCCACTCCTGGATGCTGAACCCATGGAACCGGTACATGCCGGCGCTGCGAACGATGCTCTCCCAAGGGTAGATCATGTCGTTGATGACATGATCCACGAACTCGGCAAGCTCGACGGACTCCTTGTCGGTGAGATCGCTTGGCTTCGCCTTCCACTTGGGGTGCGAGATCAGGTTGAGGAAATAATGGATGCCGGCGCCGACCACGCTGATATTGACCGCGAGGTCTGAGGCAGTCTGCCAACGCTGCTGACCAATCCACTTAGGTGAGCGATCCTTGACCTGAACAACGCCGCCCCACACGGCGGTGCCGCCAGAGCCCTGCTCCTGGAACGGTTGGACGGGTGGAACCGGCGGGGCCTGCCCGACCTGTAGGCGGCTGCGGGGACCAAGCAGGCCGACAGCCTTTCCAAGAGTGCTGTTATAAACATGACGGAACCAACCGCCCCGGCTACCCTCGACCACAACCGGCGCTGCGGGAATGGATTGCACAGCCATTTCTTACCCCTTCACCACGATGGGTGCCCCGAAGTATCCGAACAACCCCGGCTCCGTATTCGGGACCGGCCACTGTGCCATCACCAAGCTGTCGGCTAGGTTCGGTGATTGGGTCCCCGTTGGTGCCTTGTTGATATTCACCTTCATCTTCGTTGTCAAGGTGCTTACTACCTGGGAAAGTTCATCCTTGATCTTGTGGAGAATGGTGGTATCGACCTCCCTAATGCTGAGGATTGCCTCGCAATCGAAGGCGATCAACTGGTCGATTGGGAAGGCCTCGCCCTGCGTCACTGCCCGCCATGTGTTGTAGAGCAGAGTACGAATGTTCCACCAAGCCTGGGCCTTCAGTGTGCCGTAGAAATCCTTGTTTGCTGGCGACTTCGGATCATCCCTGACCACGCGCTCATGCGGGCCGACAAGGGCGACACCGGTGAGGCCCGCGTTCCATGGAACTAGCACGATGTTCGGCGGCATCAGGTTCTCGTCGCGCAGCCGGTTGGTCTCGGCCTTGATACCAGCGCCGAGGCCGATGCAGTCGTACTGGAGCTCGAGAGGGTCTGCCGAGTTGGCAGCGAACGGCCTGCAGATATCGATCATCTTGCGGGCGGTGATGGCGGTATCACGCACCTTCCACATCTGCAGGCGCTTGACCAGCCGGCCCTTCATGATGGTGCCGGCGTTGGCGTCGCCGGTCTCGTCGCCGACGTCTAGGCCGGCAACCAGTTTTCCCCAGCTCTCGAACTCTGCCACTCGGTTGAGCTTCTTGTGTGCGTCGAAGGCAGCATCCACCCACTCGGGTTTGATTATCGAGCCTTCTTGGGCAGCGGCGTAGTTGCGCTCGATCTCACGAGCGAACACGTGACCGAGGCCACGATCATCGAAGCTCTTCTTGCGCTGGGCCAACCACTCGGCGCTTTTCTCAGGGTGGTCAGACCAATCCATCAAGAATACATTGTGGCGGTCCTTGTGGATAGGCTTGCCCGGCGTCCACTCGGCACCCGATTGCCGGGTGCGATGGAACACAGTGCCGGGGCCCGACACCGAGGAGATGTGGATCTGACAACGCGTGTTTTCTGACAGCGCGCCTTCCATTGCCTCGGGCCGCTCAACGTAGGCGGCTTCGTCCACGAAGTATATTCTGGTCCGACCACCACGGCCGATATCGTCGCCGATATCTCCCGTAATGCTGCAGCCGTTGTAGTGGTTGATCACCCTCTTGTGCATCAACCAGTCATCCTTGAATTTAGGCGGCAGAAACACCTTGGGCAAGCCGCGAATGGCCAGCCTGATCTTCTCGAATATCGAGCCGGCGTCACCGAGACGGTCCAGCTTTTCCGATTTGGCACTGCCCCATCCCACCGCCGTGCCTGGAATGAACCGCCAAAGCCAGATGGAGTAGCCTACCCCGCACCACGTCGCGCCCATGTCGCGTGATTTCTCGACAAGGCCGTTGCCGTCACCGATCAAACAGGCATGATAGAACTGTACAAGCTCTTCCTGCCGTTTGAACAGAATGAAGGGCATGCGCGTCGGCAGGTTCTTGCCGGCATTGCGGGGCTCGTACACGTCGAGCCAGTGACAGATAAACTTGATCGGGTCACTGCCGTACAGGTGCTCGATCAGATTAGGGTCTTCATTGAGCATGGCAAGCTGGCGATGCCGCCATCGCTGCACCATCACGTAATCACGAGTGGCCCACTCCTCCTTGGTGAGTGGATGTGGCTCGGGTGGATCGAAGCGTTCGGTGCTTCGACCTTCACGGAAGGCAAGCTCTGCTTCTGCCTCGGCAAGTAGGGCTTGAATGAGCACAGGATCGGCTTTGCCGAGAAAGCCGTCATCTACTGACGGCTCGCTCAGGCGTGGACGCGGGCGCGACACTATTTGGGCCCCTCGTTGAGTTGGATGTACGTAGGACGAGGATCAGCCTCATCCAAGAACTCGACCGTGACATCGTTGCCGCGCTTCACAGCGATAAGAACCTCGGTCAGGGTGTCGACGACCTCTTCGCCGTTGAACATAGCATTCTTACGAATGCACACTTTCAGTTTGTCCGCCATCGGTAGGTTCCTCTTCGGGTACTATTTCGGCTTCCACGGCATCCAGCCGCTTCAAGCCGGTGTTGGGTGTCATGATGGATTGTAGAAGGGCGATTGTGTTCTTCAGTTGGTCGCTGGGCATCTCCCTTATCATGTGGATATTGATCTGGCTCGGTAGCTTGCTATCGCCGCCACCGCCACCTTCGGGGTCTTTGCCCCAGGTCATCGGGTCGCGGTTCATCAACCAGAATTTGATGGCGTTCATCTCGGGCTCCAAGGTTTCCTTGTACTTGACCTTGATCGGCTTGCCCTCGCTGATGAACACTTTCTGCTTCTTGACCTCACGGTACTGGGTCAACTCATACAGTGAGCGCACCACGGCTTGATCGGCAAGGCTGGCGGCCTTGGTGATCTGCATGGCACTG